TGGACATTTTTTTTTGCATCTCCTTGTAACAGGATCTCTTATTTTGTCTTTTTCACATATTTTTATACAGCGTTTAGTTAACGGATTAAGCTCTTTACCAACTGGACACTCTTTTTTAGCGTTGCCAACTTTGGAGGCTTTGGCCGATTTGGCTAACTTTGGAGGCGACTTGGTATATGTAGTATATATTTCATCAAAAATAGCAGGATTTCCTGATAAATATGTCCAACTTATTTTTTTTTGATTTGTTTTTAATAATTCAATTGCTTCTGGATTTTCTGATAAATATGTCCAAAATATTTTTTCGGGATTTGCTTTTAATAATTCTATAGCTTCTGGGTTTGGATTTGCTGATAACCACATCCAATCTATTTTTTCAAGATTTTCTTTTAACAATTCTATGGCTGCAGGATTTTTTGATAGCATAGGCCAATCTATTTTATCTTGATTTTCTCTTAATAATTCTATGGCTCTTGGATTTCTTGATAAATACAACCAATCTATTTTATCTTGATTTTCTCTTAATAATTCTATAGCTTTTGGATTTGGATTTAAAGATAAATTCAACCAATCTATTTCTTCATAATGATATTTTTTTAATAATTCTATTGCTTCAGGATTTGAATTTGATGATAAAAATCTCCATTTTATTTTACTCGGATTTGCTTTTAATAATTCAATAGCACTTGGATTAGTAGATAAAATATCCCAATTTATTTCATGAATATTTTTTTGTAATAATTCTATTGCATTTGGATTTTCTGATAAAGCATCCCAATTTATTTTATCAGGATTAGCTTTTAGTAATTCTATAGCACCTGAATTTGCTGATAACGCATCCCAATCTATTTTATTGAGATTATCTTTTAATAAATCTATTGCATTCGGATTTTCTGATAACATTTCCCAATCTAATTTTGCAGGAGGTATCCAATCTTTTAGTTTATATTTTATTTTGAAAAGTGTCTTGTATTTATTTACTATTTTTTCAAGAATATCATCTGGTAATATATGTAGACTTCCTCTTCTTTTTAATGCATTAATGCTGTTTGTTATCTTCATTTTGTTCTTGATAGATTTTGGAGATGACTTGATATTCTCCGCAAAGACATTAATATATTTACAGAACTTTTTGAGCTGTTTCTCTTCACAACCTATAACTTTAGACATCATTCTAATCATCCTCTTGTTACCACACATATCTTCATAATCAGTCATACTGAGTTTAAAGAGAGGGTTATTAATTCTTGCTTGCATAGTAGCAATTAGCCGAGTACTTGGTACAGAATCTATTCCTAAAAATTTAGATAATTGCTTACCTTTCTTCTCCATTAATCTATGCGGCGCACCAGAAGACATTGATGTGTATAAGTTATTCTATTAATATTGTAGATTAAAAAATATCTTTATATTAATAATTATTCTAATACAATTCTTTTTTACTCGAATATAAATGGTTGTTTTGAAAAATTAGCCCAATTTATTTATATTTTTTTGCATTTCCCTGTAACAGGATCTCTTATTTTATCTTTTTCGCATATTTTTATACAGCGCTTAGTTAATGGATTAAGCTCTTTGCCAACTGGACATTTTTTTTTGCATCTCCTTGTAACAGGATCTCTTATTTTGTCTTTTTCACATATTTTTATACAGCGTTTAGTTAACGGATTAAGCTCTTTACCAACTGGACACTCTTTTTTAGCGTTGCCAGCTTTCGCAGCTTTGCCAGCTTTGGAGGCTTTCGCAGCTTTGGCTGACTTTGCGGGCGACTTGGCATATGTAGTATATACAACTCTTTCTTCCTCGAATATAAATGGTTGTTTTGAAAAATTAGCCCAATTTATTTTATTTGGATTAGCCTTTAATAATTCTATAGCATTTCTATTTTCTGATAATTTAGACCAATTTATTTTATTTTTTATATTGATTTCGCTCATATTTTTTTCTTCATTCATTCTTTCTATAAGCAATTCAATAGCATTAGGATTTGACGATAATTCACTCCAAATTATTTTATCTCTATGTTCTCTTAATAATTCTATAGCATTTGGGTTTGATGATAATTCTCCCCAATCTATTTTATCTTGATTTGCTCTTAATAATTTTATGGCATTTGGATTAGACGATAAGGCATCCCAATCTATTTTATCTTGATTTGCTCTTAATAATTCTATAGCATTTGGATTTCCTGATAAATATACCCAATCTATTTTTTTTGTATCATCTAATTTATTTAAATCTTTAACATTCATCTTCATTTCCTGCTTTATTTTTTCACTTAATAATTCTATTGCATTTGGATTTTCACTCAAAGTCCACCAATTGATGCTTTTCTTATTTTCTCTCAATAATTCTATAGCATTTAGGTTGTTTGATAAACGATCCCATTTTATTTTATCTATATTTTCTCTTAATAATTCTATAGCATTTGGATTTTCTGATAGATTATACCACTCTATTTTTTTAGAATCGGGCAAATCTTCTAATTGTTCTCTGCTTAAATTATTTTCTGATCTTATTTTTTTTCTCAAAAGCTCGATAGCTCCTACACTTTTATTTCTTGATAACTGATCCCATTTTATTTTATCTTTATTATCATTTAACATACCAATAGCGGAAGGATTAAGTGATAAATTTGTCCAATTTATCTTAGCCGGATTTAACTCTTCGTAATCGTAATCAATATACTCGTTTTCCTCATCGTCTATGTTTTCTTCTTGCTCTTTTTTTAATTTTTCTTCTAATAATTCTATAGCATTTGGATTATTAGATATATGCACCCAATCTATTTTAGCTCTATAATCTAAATCATTCAAATCTTCTGGGCTTAATTCATTTTCATCCTTAATCTTTTCTCTTATCAATTCGATGGCGTTTGGATTTTTTGATAACTCATTCCAATGAATTTTATCTATAGGTATCCAATCTCTTAATTCATATTTAGTGGGAAATAGAGTCATATACTTTTGTACTATTTGCGTTCTCAACTCTTCGGGTAATTTATTAAGAGTCATTTTGGTAACTGGCTTCATTTTGTTTTTTATAGATTTAGGAGATGACTTGATATTCTCCTTAAAGACATTGATATACTTACAGAACTTTTTAAGCTGCTTCTCGTCGCATTCTAAAACTTTAGACATCATTTTAGTAATCACCTTATTACCACACATCAATTCATAATCGGCTATTTTGAGACTAAATAATGGATTATTGATTCTATTTTGTATATTTGCAATTACTTGAGTGTCCATTCCTGAGCTACTGGATTGCGAACGTTTAGATCTGGTGGCCGCTTTAGCTTCTCTAAGACTTTTAAGATCGACTTTTAAGATTTTAGATAAGATGTCTCCTTTTTTTTCAGCAATTTCCTTTAATCTTGAAGACATTAGTATTTTTATTTGCTGTTATTCTATTAAAGATTTAGGAAATATATCTTACTTAATGTGTAAAAATAATAAATAATTTAATGATTATATAATTACACTAATATTTCATCAAATATAGCTGGGTTTCCTGATAAAGACCGCCATACTATTTTATCGGGATTAGCTTTTAATAATTTTATTGCTGCTGGATTTTCTGATAAAAATTCCCAATCTATTTTTTCAGGATTAGCTTTTAATAATGCTATAGCATATGGATTTTGATTTAAAGAAAAATATTCCCAATCTATTTTTTTAGGATTAGCTTTTAATAATTCTATTGCATTTGGATTTGAATTTATTGATAACAATTGCCACTCTATTTTAGTAGGATTTGCTTCTAATAATTCTATTGCTTCTCTGTTTTGATTCATTGATAACGAATCCCATTCTATTTTTTCAGGATTTTCTTTTAATAATTCTATAGCATTGGGATTCTTAGATAAATAATACCAATCTATGTTATCAGGATTTTCTTTTAATAATTCTATAGCATTAGGATTCTGTGATAAATGTTCCCAATTTATTTTTTTAGGATTTGCTTTTAATAGTTCTATTGCTTCTGGATTTGGATTCATTGATAAATATAACCAATCTATTTCCTCGGGATTTGCTTTTAGTAATTCTATAGCATTTGGATTCATAGATAAAAAATCCCAATATAATTTATTAATTGATACCCAATCTTTTAGTACATATTTTATTCTAAAAAGTTTCTTGTATTGATCTACAATTACACTATAGACATCTTCCGGTAATGCATTAAGACTTCCTCTCATTTTTGAAGCATTAAGACGTTTCATATCTATCATTTTGTTCTTGATAGATTTTGGAGATGACTTGATATTCTCTGCGAAGACATTGATATATTTACAGAACTTTTTGAGTTGTTTCTCTTCACAACCAAGTACTTTAGACATCATTTTAACCATCATCTTGTTACCACACATGACCTCATAATCAGCCATACTCAGTTTAAATAGAGGGTTATTGATTCTTGCTTGCATATTAGCAATTATCCGAGTGCTGGGCCCAGAATCTATCCCTAAAAATTTAGATAATTTGTTGCCTTTTTTCTTGGTTAATCTTTGTAGCGCATTAGAAGACATTTGGAAATGTAATCTATGTTTTCTAATATATATCTCAGAAAAAGAAAAAATATAATTTATTTGGCTTCAAATATAGCCAGGTTCATCGATGCATATTCCCAATCTATTTTTTAGGATTTTCTCTTAACATATCAATCGCATTAGGATTTTGCGATAAAGAACTCCAGTTTATTTTATATATTGATCTCCAATCATCTGATATCCAATCTCTTAATACATATTTGGTAGGAAATAGGCTCATATACTACTGTACTATTTGTGTTCTCAACTCTTCTGGTAATTTATACAGAGCCATTTTATTTTTTATAGATTTTGGAGATGAATTGATATTCTCCTTGAAGACATTGATATACTTACAGAACTTCTTAAGTTGTTTCTCATCGCATTCTAAGACTTTAGCCATCATTTTAGTAATCATCTTATTACTACACATTAATTCATAATCTGCGATAGAGAGTTCAAAACAAGGGGTTATTGATCCTCTCTTGTATATTTGCAATGACTCTTGTCTCTGGCCCAGAACTGCTTGAATGTGAGCTTATAGAGCTTTTACTACGATTTATCTTTAAAATTTTATATAAAATATCTCCTTTTTTATCAGCAATTTCTCGTAATTTTGTAGACATTTCGGAGTATCTAATAATATCTCAGAAAAACAATTATTTTATTTGGCTTCGAATATAGCTGGGTTAGCTGATAATAATTCCCAAGATATTTCATCATATCTATTTTCTAATTCAGGCATATTTTTTTCCTCATTTATTTTTTCTTCCAATAATTCTATAGCAGCTGGATTTCTTGATAAGTCTTCCCAATCTAAATATTCCGAATCAGATAAATCATAATATTCGGTGTCACTTAATTTTCTTAGGTATTTTAATCTTTTTTTTATTAATTTTATAGCTTCTGGATTTACATTTTTTGATAATCTTCTCCAATCTATTTCATCTTGATTGGCTTTTAGTAATTCTATAGCGTTTGTATTCTCTGATAATTCATTCCAATATATTTCTTTGGGATTTGCTTTTAGTAATTCTATAGCATTAGGATTTTGCGATAACCACTGCCAATCTATTTTTTTAGGATTTGCTTTTAGTAATTCTATAGCAGCCGGATTTGTATTTGCTGATAACAAAAGCCAATTTATTTTATCGAGATTTGCTTTTAACATTTTAATAGCTTGCGAATTTGGATTCTCTGATAACAAATGCCAATCTATTTTTTCAGGATTTGCTTTTAATAGTTCTATTGCTTTATCACTTGGATTTTTTGATAAAATATCCCAATTTATTTTTTTAGGATTGGCTTTTAATAATTCTATGGCATTTGGATTCTCTGATAACAAATCCCAATCTATTTTATTAGTAGGGTCTAAATTGTCTAAATATTCTTTACTCATTCCATTTTCTCTATTAATCTTTTCTTCTAATAATTCTATAGCATTTGGATTACCTGATAAATCCCCCCAATCTATTTTATCTTTATATTGTAGTTTATTTAATACTTCTTGACCCAATTCATATTCATTATTCATCTTTTCTTTTAATAAATCTATAGCATTTGGATTTTGTGATAACCACTGCCAATTTATTTTTTCAAGAGGCATTAATTCTCTTAATACATATTTGGTAGGAAATAAGCTCATATACTTTTCTACTATTTGTGTTTTCAGATCATTAGGTAATTTATTAAGAGTCATTTTAGGCTTCATTTTGTTTTTGATAGATTTAGGAGATGAATTGATATTCTCCTTAAAGACATTGATATACTTGCAGAACTTTTTAAGCTGTTTCTCGTCACATTCTAACACTTTAGCCATCATTTTAGTAATCATCTTATTACCACACATTAATTCATAATCAACTATTGTGAGATTAAATAGAGGGTTATTGATTCTATTTTGTATATTTCTAATAACACGAGTATCCATCCCTGAGCTACTGGATTGTGAAAGTTTAGATGCTTCTGATGATTTAAGACTTTTAGGATCTACCTTTAAGATTTTAGATAATATTTTGTTTTTTATATCAGCAATTTGTTTAATTCTTGTGGGCATTTTTGAAGGTATCTAATAATATCTCAGAAAAAACAAATGTTTTATTTGGCTTCAAATATAGCTGGGTTAGCTGATAATGATCGCCAATCTATTTTGTCTTCTCTATATTCTAATTCAGGTTTTTCGTCTTCTTCTTTTATTTTTTCTTCTAAGAATTCTATAGCAACTGGATTTTGAGATAAGCTTTCCCAATTTAAATGTTCCCCGTCGGATAAATCATTATATTCGTCGTCACTTAAATTTCGTAGGTATTTTAATCTTTTTTTTATTAGTTTTATAGCTTCTGGGTTTGGATTTTGAGATAACATCCACCAATCTATTTTTTTAGGATTGGCTTTTAATAATTCAATTGCATTAGGATTAGAAGATAGCAATCCCCAATTTATTTTTTGATCATCTAATAAATTATTAAGAGTATAGATTGAATCATATGGTATATCATCTTCCTCTTTAATCTTTTCTTTTAATAATTCTATAGCGTTTGGATTTCTCGATAAATTCCACCAATCTATTTTATCTTTATCTTTTGTCCAATCTAAATCATATTTGGATGTTTTTTTTTCTTTCTCAAACTGTTTTCTTAATAATTCTATTGCTTCTGGATTTGGATTTTCTGATAATCTACCCCAATTTATTTCATCTTGATTTTCCTTTAATAATTCAATGGCATTTGGATTTTCTGATAACCAATCCCAATCTATATTTTCACGATTTGCTTTTAATAATTTTATAGCGTTTGGATTTTTTGATAGCATATACCAATTTATTTTATCTTGATTTTTTTTTAATAATTCTATGGCATTTGGATTTCCCGACAAATTCCGCCAATCTATTTTATCTTGATTTTTTTTTAATAATTCTATGGCATTTGGATTTTCTGATAAACTTTTCCAATTTATTTTATCGACATAGTGTAAAGTTTCCAAATATTCTTTACTCATTTCATTTTCTCTATTAATCTTTTCTTCTAATAATTCTATAGCATAAGGATTACCCGATAACCCATCCCAATCTATTTTATCTTTAATGTTTACTTTATTTAATACTTCTTGACTCAATTTGTTTTCATTATTCATCTTTTCTCTTAATAAATCTATAGCATTTGGATTAGAAGATAACCACTGCCAATTTAATTTTTCAAGAGGTATAAAATCTCTTAATACATATTTAGTAGGAAAAAAGCTCATATACTTTTCTATTATTTGTGTTTTTAGATCATTAGGTAATTTATTAAGAGTCATTTTAGGCTTCATTTTGTTCTTAATAGATTTAGGAGATGAATTGATATTCTCCTTGAAGACATTGATATACTTGCAGAACTTTCTAAGCTGTTTCTCGTCACATTCTAAAACTTTAGATATCATTTTAGTAATCATCTTATTGCCACACATTAATTCATAATCGTCTATCGTGAGGCTAAATAATGGATTATTGATTCTATTTTGTATATTTGCAATTACTCGAGTATCCATTCCTGAGCTGCTGGATTGTGAACGTTTAGATGCTTCTGATGATTTAAGACTTTTAGGATCTACCTTTAAGATTTTAGATAATATTTTGTTTTTTATATCAGCAATTTGTTTAATTCTCGTAGGCATTTTTGAAGGTATCTAATAATATCTCAGAAAAAGAATATATATTGCACGAAGTTATTATTTTTTAATTTTTTCGCATTTGCCTGTTAATGGATTTCTTATTTTATCCTTATCACATATCTTAACACAGCGATTAGTTAGAGGGTTTATTTCTTTACCTTCCGGACACTCCTTTACAGCCTTTTCAGCCTTTACAGCCTTTACAGCCTTTTCGGCCTTTACAGCCTTTTCAGCCTTTTCGGCCTTGATTTTTTCACATTTTCCAGTTACTGGATTTCTTATTTTATCCTTATCGCATATTTTAACACAGCGTTTAGTAACAGGATTTATTTCTTTACCTTCCGGACATTCTTTCTCTGGTTTTACTTCATTTACTTTAGGCTTAGCAGGAGGCTTAGCAGGAGGCTTAGCAGGAGGCTTAGCAGGAGGCATGGAGGGATCACGTATTGGGCGTTCTTCTTTTAATGATATATTTTCATAGGTATATATATCAGGAACGACGTGAGGATATTTAAATTGTTCGTTTAGATAATTGTTTAAAGCCAGTTTGCTCTTGTTCCTTTTCAGTTCTTCCATTAAGTTTTCTTTAGCCGCTATATATTTTTCATATCTTTCTTCATTAATTAATCTTTTATTATGATATTGCTCTATATATTTATTTTTCTTATCATTTAACAGTTGTATTTTTTTATTAATATCTTCATTGTATAATCGTATATCCTCTTTTAAACTATTAATCTTAGATATATCTATTTTGTCTTTATCACTCAAAATAGTTAATAATTTTTTTTCAATATTTCTTAATACATCCATTTAATAATATTAAGGATAAAAATAATCATTAAACTATTATATTTTCAAACATTCCTTTATAATATGTTTCGAGGCTTTCTTGCGGATTCATCTGTTCTTCATATGTACTTCTTGGAATATATTTAACTATTATCTTCTCTTTTTCAGTAATGTTAGTTTTTTTACTATAATATCCTTGAACTATTAATATGGTACCTATAAAAAGTAAAAATATAGCAATTGCTTTCATTCTTAATATTGTAATATAGAATTATTTTTAATATATAATATAAAATAAGAAATGAGTGCCAGAAAAGTCTCTCAAAATCAATATTGTGTATTAATAGACAATACCCAATCTATTGTAGCGGACACTATTTTATATTATTCATTAGATAATAACGAAGATATAGCATCCTCGTTAGAAGATATTATTAGTACTCAAAATGATGTTAATATTATAAAAATAATTAAAAAGACTGGGTGGGAGGCTACTAATGTATCTGGTGTTACAGATACTGTTGGTGTTATAAATATAATTAGAGAAAGCGTAAGTGCAATTATAAAAAAGGCTGATGAATATCCTATGATTACATTTATTTTGATAAATAACGGCAAAGAGATTATTTTTATTGATAATAAAAACAACGACATATCGAATAAGGGTGGTCGATCAAAATTAGAAATTAATATTAATTCAATACTTACATCTGTTGAAAAGTATATAAATACTATGGAGGAAAAGAATGAAAAAACTGCAGTTGCTGATTCTTCTAAGAAACCTAAGAAGGAATCAAAGATACCTACGGTACCTGCGGCGGGTCCTGTGGGTCCTACAGAAACAGAAGAATCTAAAAAATCTGATAAATCAGAAGTATCTAAAGTTCCCGATGATCAAGATAAATCTAAAGTATCAGAAGAATCTAAAGTATCAGAAGTATCTAAAGTATCAGAAGTATCAGAAGAATCTAAAGTATCAGAAGTATCAGAAGAATCTAAAGTATCAGAAGTATCAGAAGAATCTAAAGTATCAGAAGTATCTAAAGAATCAAAAGTACCTAAAGTACCTAAAGTATCAGAAGAATCTAAAGAATCAAAAAAACCTCCTCGATCCAGAATTACGAATATAGCTCTACTATAAATTATAAATAGCTAAAAAATAAATAGAGTAATATTAATTTTTTATTCAACATTCTTTTGACTCCATGCATCGGCCTTTTCAAGCTCTTCTTTGATGGTACTTAGTTCTACATTATCAACTTTCTCTTCATTCTCCTCTGATACACTGTCTCCTACTGGAGCAGCATTTGTAGCAATTGATTGCTTTCGATTTTCAAAGATAACATCGCGATTATCCATATTTTTCTTATATTCTTTCATGAGAGTATTGAGTTGCGTCTCAGCATATTCTTGATTTTCAAGGCATTCGGGATTGGGAGACCATGGACACCAGCAACCTACTTGAGCAATATAAATGTTAAATTTACTGTCTATTTTCTTCAAAAATTCGCTGCGATTTTTAGCCTCATCAATAGTATCAAAAGTCCCTCTTACTTTAATACCGCGCATAGAAGTAATAAAGTTGTTATCACGGTGATAATTTGATTCGAGCTCATCGTTATTTACATTTTTATAGAAGTTGTATTGCTCGTTCATCTCCTTGTAATCAAAGATAAAATTGTTATTTTCTACAATAGTATCGACCATATCCTTTTGGTCGGGATATTTTTCTTTAAGAGAATCAAGGAGAGTCTTCATATCTCCGCTAAACTTCTCAATAAATTTGCTAAAAATATAAGCATCCTTTTTAACAATAACATCTTCGGGACTCAAAAAGGATAGGAGTACATAATTTTGTCCTCTGATGGGTTTATCCTCGTCCAAATAATCTACTTCTTTCGTTGATACAAGCGTTGAGTTCACTGCGTCGGCCATAATTATTTATTCTTAATATATATTATTATTATAAATCTTATATGTTTTTACAATAAAATGTTTAATTATGATAGATATAATGGAGATTACATACGCATATGTTGTATTACAGTATCTATTACTTGGATTTGTTATAGCCATGTTTGCGTTACTAATAATAGACCTGAGATTTAACATTCTTAGAATAGCGGGCTTAGCTATAGTGCTGGCATCTGTCTTATATTTATTGGATTTATTTAAAAATGATGATGTATATAATTTAGGATTAAAAATGAGTACATAATTGAAAAAATTTTAGAAATTTCAAAAAGTTTTTAAAAGTTCAAAGAAAAATAAATTATGTACTCGTTTTTGTAAAAGTTATAAAGAAGGAATTATTTCGTAATTTAAGTCTATACATATCTTCTTCCATATCTGATCTTGCACATAGAGCTTTTCGCGGCTCTTCAATAAAGGAAAGTATTTCAAATACTCATTTAATCCAAGTATCTGAAAAAACTTATATAAAACATAACTATAAGATAAGAAATTTTTCCTATCCTTTGGACAATGCTTTAGAAAAGGTGCTTGAATGCTTCTAAACATATTGCATAATTTATCTTCTAACTCTGGGCTAAATTGTGGTGTAGGTATTCCATTGATCCTATTTATTATATAATTGATATGCTCATAGTACTTATTTATCCTTAGCCTTTTAAGGATATCTCTCATTTTCAAATAGGTTATTTTTTTTAAATCAGTAATCTTCTCTTTTTTAATTTCTATCAAAATCTTTTCAAATATCTCATCCGGTATATCAGTACTCTCTTTGCCCTGCACTTGGTTACACCACTCTCTAAAGTGGTTTATTCGTTTATAACAAAAATGCGAAGTATCCTTAGTATTCTGTTTTAATATAGGTCTATTTTGCTCTACTAATAGTAATTCCTGATATCCGCAAAAATTACACACAATTATTGCATCATACTGAAGACACGTCATGTTATTTTTGCATATTTTGCAAATTTCTATATTTTCTTCTTCAACTGTTCTAATATATTTATTGTTTATTATAGCCATATATTTATCTACTAAAGAACTCTTGTCTTGCATTGTTTCCATTTTATTATCCTTATTATACTCATAAGAAGTTTCTAAGCCTCTATCTTTCAGGTCATCTTTAGAATCATCGACAACGGTTTTTTCAACTATAGGTTTTTTATTGTCTATATTATTTAGCGCCTCTAATACATTTATTGTATTTGCTACTATCCCCTTCTTTTTCTTGCTATCCTTTTTATATATTTTTGATTTATTATTAATATCCTTTAAATAGTTTAAATTTTGATTGATATCCGATTGTTTATTCACGGTATCATAGTATTGAAAGAGTATATCGCTTGTACTCTTATAATACTCTATTTCATCTAATTTATTTAACTCATATAATTTTGATTTGATATCTAATATTTCTTCTCCTAATTCTATATTACTGAACCATAATTTACTACTTGTCTCTTTATCACTGGTATTCTTTATAGTATTTAATATATCATTTTTCTGCTCTTCACAGTATCTCAATTTATTCTCGTAATACAACTTTTCCTTATCGCTTTTTTCAAAATCCCTTATCATATTATTATGCATAGCATCTAATGTAAAAGTTTCATTTATATCAGCAGCCACCTTTTTCTTTGATGACTTTTCTTTAAACATCATTATATTTGAATTATAAATATTAAGGTTTATATATAAAATTAAAATTGTGTCTTATAATCTATATTTTTTTCTCCTCTAATAGTATAAAGAATATAGCGTAAATGGGTGGTGGTCTTCTTCAATTAGTAGCTTATGGTGCTCAGGATGTTTATTTAACTGGTAATCCTCAAATTACCTTTTTTAAAGTAGTTTATCGTCGTCATACTAACTTCGCTATTGAAGCTATTCAACAGACATTTAACGGAAATGCCGGTTATGGAAATACCGTAACATGCCAAATATCGCGCAATGGTGATTTAATAAATCGCATGTATTTACAGGTTGATGTACCTGCGAGAAAAGCGGCTACTACAGGTACCTATGTTAATTACCTCGGTTTACGTCTAATTAAATCAGTTGTTATTGAAATTGGTGGGCAACAAATAGATAAACATTATTCCGATTGGCTATACATATGGAATGAGTTATCTTTACCTATCGGCAAGCGATATGCCTATGATACCATGGTTGGTGCCGATAAAGACATATTAACCGGAAAAGGCGCTACATTATATATACCTTTCGAGTTCTGGTTTTGCAGAAACGTAGGTCTTGCTCTGCCTTTAATCGCCCTTCAATATCACGAAGTTAAAGTTAAAATCGAGTTCGATTCCCTCGCAAATTGCTGCGATACTCCGGCCAGCTTCGATAATTTACAAAATGTTTCATTATGGGTCGATTACATCTTCTTAGATACCGATGAACGCCGAAGATTTGCTCAATTATCCCACGAATATTTAATAGAACAGCTTCAATTCACCGGTACTGAAACCCTTAACAAAAATACTAACCGTATTAAATTAAACTTCAATCATCCCTGCAAGGAATTAATCTGGGTAGCTAAAAGCAAAGGAGCTTACAAACCCAACAGATGGTATGATTATAATTTATACGATGCCCTCGATGCTGATAATGATCCCACGGGCTCTCTCAATTACACCAGCAACCTTACTATATATGGTGTAAAACCCGAAAAATACAAGAACCCTTTTACCAGCGCCATTCTCCAATTAAACGGCAATGATCGCTTCGCTGTAAGAGAGGGCATGTATTTCTCGCACGTCCAGCCCTTCCAACATCACACTAACGTCCCCGTTAATAACCCCATTAACGTGTACTCTTTCGCCTTAAAACCCGAAGATCATCAACCGAGCGGCACTTTAAATATGTCTCGTATAGATACCGCTACTTTGATGGTTGACGTCGTTGACCCCACTAAAGGCAACACTGTTACTTCGGCTAATTTCGACTACGAAGGCATTAATATATACGCCGTTAATTATAACGTATTACGCATATTATCCGGAATGGGTGGTTTAGCCTATTCTAATTAAAAATAATTAAGTAATTATAAAAATGTGTTATATCATTCCCTTTTTTTTTTCTCCTCTAATAGTATAAAGAATATAGCGTAAATGGGTGGTGGTCTTCTTCAATTAGTAGCTTATGGTGCTCAGGATGTTTATTTAACAGGTAATCCTCAAATTACCTTTTTTAAAGTAGTTTATCGTCGTCATACTAACTTCGCTATTGAAGCCATACAACAAACTTTCAACGGAACTCCTGATTTCGGAAATCGCGTAACCAGTCAAATATCGAGAAACGGTGATTTAATACATCGTGTATACTTAGTTGTTACGAATTACACTTCGACCAAAAAAGTATGCCCGTACTTTGGTCTTCGTTTAATGAATTATGTTGAAATCGAAATCGGTGGACAAAAAATAGATAAACACTATTCTCACTGGATGTATGTATGGAACGAGCTCACTTTACCTACCTCAAAGAAGGAAGGTTATAGAAAGATGGTCGGTGCTAATCCCACCGAAGCCGTATTAACTGCTGCTAATCTATATATTCCCTTAGAATTCTGGTTCTGCAGAAATGTCGGTTTAGCCCTTCCTCTAATTGCTCTCCAATATCACGAAGTTAAAATAAATATCCTCTTCGAAGATAAAGCTAAATGCATAGCTTCTTCGGAAACTGGCGATCTATCTCCCCTATCTTCTGCCTCTACCACTCTATGGGTCGATTATATCTTCTTAGATACTGATGAACGCCGAAGATTCGCTCAATTATCTCACGAATATTTAATAGAACAATTACAATTCACTGGTGCCGAAAGCGTAACTAATCTAACTGATGTCGCTGCGAATGTTGTACAAGTAAAACCCAAATTATCCTTCAATCATCCTTGCAAAGAGCTTGTATGGTTTGCTACCAGTGATTTTACCGCCGGTACTAAAAATAACAACTGGATGAATTATGGCACTACTGTTAACTCGTATGATACCGCCGGTACTGGTGTCGAATTTAATTCATCGAGCGCTGTAGTATCCACAAATCCTGTTAAATCTGCTAAACTTGTACTAAACGGCAATGATCGTTTCAGCGAACGCCCCGGTTCTTATTTCAATTTAATACAACCTTACCAGCACCACGGCAGTATCCCTGCTAACCCCGGTATCAACGTATATTCTTTTGCATTAAAACCCGAAGAACATCAACCGAGCGGCACATTAAATATGTCTCGTATAGATACTGCTGTATTAAACTTGAGTTTAACTGGATTACGTTCAAGTCTCAATGGCGCTGTTAACTTACATGTATATGCCGTTAATTACAACGTTTTAAGAATATTATCTGGTATGGGCGGTTTAGCCTATTCCAATTAATATGTTTAATATGTTAAAGTAAAAGTAATAAAGTTTTATTATGCATTGTTAAATTGCTATAATATCCCTTTTTTTTTTCTCCTCTAATAGTATAAAGAATATAGCGTAAATGGGTGGTGGTCTTCTTCAATTAGTAGCTTATGGTGCTCAGGATGTTTATTTAACTGGTAATCCTCAAATTACCTTTTTTAAAGTAGTTTATCGTCGTCATACTAACTTCGCTATTGAAGCTATTCAACAAACAGCAACTGGAAGTAATTCGCTCGGTTCGCGTGCTACGTTCCAAATAACCCGTAATGGCGATTTAATACATCGTGTTTACTTTTATGGAAAAATAAAAAACACGCATGCTACTAAAAATGCCGCTATGGTTCCCAATTTCGGTCAAAAACTATTAAAAACTATCGAGCTTGAAATCGGTGGTCAGCGTATAGATAAACATTATTCCGAATGGTTATATATATGGAACGAGCTTTCGTTACCCTATGATAAACGCGAAGGTTACAATGTAATGGTTGGAGCTAACAAAGAGAATACTTGCACTAAATTATCTGCTGGCGAATCTTATGAATTATATGTTCCCCTTGAGTTCTGGTTTTGCCGTAATGTTGGTCTCGCTCTACCTTTAATCGCCTTACAATACCACGAAGTTAAAATAAATATAGAATATGAATCCGATACTAAATTATACGATACTGGCGCCAATAACTTCTGCTATAAATCTGCTACTGCTAACAACGATGCTTCTTTTGCATCCCCCACATTAGTACTTGAAGAACCCACTTTATGGGTTGATTACATCTTCTTAGATACCGATGAACGCCGAAGATTCGCTCAATTATCTCACGAATATTTAATAGAGCAATTACAATTCACCGGCACAGACAATATATCTGCTTCGGCAAATGAAGATGGCATGAAGAGCATGCGCATGAACTTTAATCATCCTTGCAAAGAACTTGTATGGGCCATAAGAAGCACTGATGTTTCCACTGTATACTGGAATAACTTTTCCACGGCTAAAAAATACGGCTCTGGAACTGATAACGATTATTACAATTCCAAGAATCCTACCCAACAAGCTAAAATCATGCTCAACGGAAACGATCGTTTTGCTCAACGCAAAGGTGACTATTTCTCGTTAGTTCAACCGTACCAACACCACGAAAATACCCCTGACGAATTCCACAAAGGTATTAACGTATACTCCTTCGCTCTAAAACCCGAAGAACACCAGCCCAGTGGAACTCTAAACATGTCTCGTATAGATACCGCTGTTCTCTCGCTATCTTCGAGTGTTTCGGGTACTATCCACATATTCGCTGTTAACTACAACGTTCTCAGAATATTATCCGGTATGGGCGGCCTTGCCTATTCCAATTAAATTTACTATGATATCTATGATATCTACGTTAACTACGAAATCCACAGTTCAATATTCTTATTTTTCAATCTATAATTATTATCGAAAGACAATATGATATTATATAAAATCTTCGATACACTTATTGATATCTTTTGAGTATAATTGTTTAACCCATGGTCTCTTCTGTTTTTTTCTTGAAAATAGTATGAGATAATATCCTCCAAGTATGGTAAGCAATCTTTATTCATCATATTCATATATTTCACAATGTGAATCTTATAATTTACACCAGATCTCGCGTTATTATCGAGCTCACACCTAATTTTTTTAATTAAATAGTTTTCGAGCATATCACAATTATACTTATCTCTCTTTTCTTTTACAATATCTCTGAGATTTGTCTCACGGTTAACGAAATCATTAGAAAATTTATTGATCTCACTGAGCTTTTTGTAATCGCTATAGCCATTCAAATGCATCGCGATGGTTGCAAAGTAATCTGTATTGGTAAAGTTCATGATGTTCATGATTGTAAAAAATATCATAATAAAAATATAGTCAATTTTTTATATCAAATAGAAAAATAATAGAATATTTAGATACCGACCGTGTTTTACCTTCGAATTTAATTAATCATCACAAATTGTTACCTCTTTCATGTAAGGTTCCAAGATTTCATTTACTACAAATTCAGGTTTAAAATCGTCGTAACTCATAAATATTTTTAGAAGCTGTTCGGAGAACCCAGATACAATCGCAGTCCCTTCTGTATCACAGTTAACAGGGAAGACCTCTTTACTATTTGAGTTGAGATTCCAGAATATAAACTTGGGGGCATCATAATTATTATCCTCGTATTTTTTAACAATTGTTTTATAAATAGTATCCAATGCACTGGACTTTTTATCTTCATAACTATTGGAATGCCGAGATTCCGAAGAAGCGTCGTTAAATTGCATATCAGTGAATACAAACAATTTTTTAGGCATATTCTCTTTCGGTACGTTAAATAATTTCGCATAATCGATAATTACCTCATTACATTTAACAAAGTCCGTGCTGAATCCATAATCGATTTTCAAAAGATTCTTGATACACTCGCAAAGTGTAGGGATTGCATCAGCATTTTCATTCAACTTATCACATAGCGTAACAATTTCCGGTTCTTCGCTAAATGTAATTAGTTTATTCTTAAAATTTCCTGTACAGCATACGGATGTAATGATACCAAGAGCAATTGCCACCTGTGCCGGAATACTCCCATTTGACGCATTAAACATTGATCCTGAAACATCTACAATAGAAATAGCGTTATTGAAATTACCCGATTTTTTCACATTTTCAATAATAGTTCTCCATTGCATTTCTGTAGTAGGACACTCGACAATACCTTCGCTACTCCTCATATCTTTAATATAATTTTCTACCAATTCATGAGGAAGAATTCCAGTTACATTAATCTTCTTCTTGTTATTCTTAACATCTTCAAGATACTGCTTGTATCTCTCCTCGTCATGTTTAATAAAGGTATTCTTCAAATTCTTAGAAGCAACTGCTGGTACTTTTTCGTAATTAACATCACCCCATGCTTTAGTACACAATTTTGATTCAACAATATCAATCTGTTTTCTCAAAGGCACCAAGTATTCCGTTCTGTACTTCTCCATCCTATGTATATCATCTCTTCCAAAAAGAATTGTTGCGATTTTCTTGGCATATTGCCTTCTCTTATCGTACTTATCGTTTTCACTCGAAGCCCATTTAGCACATAGAGAGACACTTTTATTGTTACTCAAATTTATTTTATCTTCGCTCAATTTATCTGCAAACAATCCAATCTCGTATTTATGCTCTTGACTCTTCAATTTATATGCGATATAATTGATATCTCTCCAACATCCGTATTTATCAACATACTTTCTAATATTGCTTATGTAAGTGTGGAATTTATTTTTTCTCAACCATAGCATTGCATCATTCGAAACACGTTTCTCTTTTTTACCCTTATCCCTATCTCTCCCATTAAAGATAATTGCTACAGTTTTTACGGGATCCTGTTTCCAACACTTTTCGAGATAATCGTAACTCGTTTCAATATCTAAATCACGCATGAATAGCATGAAATAATCCACGATAACGTTGTTAGTTGTTTTAAGAGCAACACCTCCATTGTTTGTAGTAGAAAAGTCATCGCGTACAATGGCCATTTTATATTATTATATTAATATCCATTTATATCAATTTTTATAAAAAAAATGATCTTAATAAGCTAATAAGAAAGGTTACTACAGAGTCTATCATGAACTTTACCGATACTGATTATTTCGCGCATATTGCTAAGTATTTGGGATCCTATTGTGAACTCAAAAAGCCGAGTGAGATAAATAAGTCGTCTAATATCTTTGTTAAAGAGGAAACAAATTTCAAAAATATAGTCAAAGAAAAGAGAAATAAGTATAATTGTGATATGTTAAAATATTACTTAATTAAAAAAAATTAGTTACGAGCTTAATAATGATTATAAGAAAATACTAAATAAGGTTAGGAAAAGTTTTACAAACTACAAATGTCTTACATATAAAGAATTTTTGTATATGAGATATAAAAAAATGAAAAAAAACAAAAATAATAGGTATAATAATGATATTCATAAGGCATCAATACAAATATCAAAACATTTATATAATATAATATTATCTATTGATAATAATTATAAGTTGAAAAATGAAAGTACTCTATTATGGATATCGACAAATTAGATTAGAATTCTCGCGATTCCTCGATAATCATTAAGCGGCCGCCTGAGCTTGTTTGCTCGCAGAAGGAGGAAAATGGTGCGAGATTAGCTTTTGAAGAATGAAATAGTTGATATCTTCCTTGTCTCCTACATTGAGGATTTTCTTAAGTTTTTCATCAGGAAGGATGAAGCGCTTGTTCTCAGGCTTATTAAGATTGTGTTCCTTAACATAAGTGTTGATGAAGCGAGTAATATCAGTGCGGGATTTCTCAGTGCCGTGGGGGACTCCGATAAAGTCACAAAGCTCGTCGGAGATCTTGTTAGGCTTAGCGAAGCCAGAAGGAGAGTTCTTAGCATTCTGACGTTTCTTTTGCGCTTTCTCGATGATTTTTTGTTGCTTATCATATTCCTTGCTCAATACTTTTAGTAGAGCTTGAACTTCCTTGAAGCTGGTGAAAAGAGTGTTGACCTTCTCGATGATGGTACTTACGAGGTTGTCTTTAACAGGAGTGCCGTCGGCATTTACTGGAACAGCCTCTGAATCTACAGCATCCGGAGTAGAAGTGGGAACTGCGGCCGCAGTAGCCGCGGTAGTTACAGCAGTTTTAGGAGCCTTTACTTCTTTGGCGGCGGGGGTCTTATCATCAGCAACTTTGCCCGTTGCTACAACGCCTTTTTTAGGAAGTTGTTTTAGATCAACTGGGGGTACTACAGATGGTGTAGTTGAAGTGGGTTGAGTAGGTTTTTTCGGTAGCGCCATTATTAATTCAGTTTATGAATACATATATTATTATATGTTTATATCATTTTATAACATCAGAATTATATTTTATTTATAATAGTTAAATAATGAAAATAAAACGCATAGGTACGTATATTACGGGTTTCAAATATTATAAAAACGATATAGAAATATCTGATGGCGTTTTATTGGAAAAAATTAAGAAAATGAAAATACCTCCAGCCTACGACAATGTTACAATAATAAACAATAAGAAAATATTAGCATATGGGTATGATAGTAAGAATAGAAAACAGGTTATATATAATCCAAAATATATTAAAGAACAGAATGATAAAAAATACGATAAGATTGAAGATTTCAGTAAGTATTTTTTAAAAATAAAGAAATGTATTGCGAAAGACATTAGGTCATCTGACGAAAAAACGAAGATCATAGCTATGATAATAACCCTTATATTATCTTGCGGATTTAGAATAGGAAATAAGAAATATGAGAAGGAAAATAATTCACATGGTATCACTACTTTAAAGTTCTCTCATATAAGTATTTGCGATAGCGGAGGTAACGGAAGTAACGGAGGTAACCGACACGGTATAGCATTTGATTTTATAGGTAAAAAAGGTGTTAGAAATAAATCAGTATGTAACAATAAACATATATATCAATATTTATCAAAAAAATACGAAGATCTTAAAAGCAAATCTGATACAGTAGATGCATATATATTTGCATGTAACGATGTCTGTATTAATTCGGTTGATGTGAATAATTATTTGGCGAATAAACTTGGAGTTAATATTACAACCAAAGATTTGAGAACATGGAATGCTAATAATTTGTTTACTAAATTCTTTAATAAATCAGTAGATAGCAGAGATTGCAAGAATCCTATTAAAAGGGCTATAGAGCTAACTGCGATAGAATTACATAATACTCCCACTGTATGCAAGAATAGCTATATTGATCCTAAAATAATTGAATTGGCACAGAATAAAATTTTACATAAAAATTGACTTTTATATTATTATATAATAATAAGATATATAATTAATTAATAGTTATGGATATTGATATTGTTAATGCGAACATTGAAGAAATGTTGGTTTATCGAGGTGATGATGTGACTATCTTTAAAGAACACTTGCTATCTATGAATAAGGAAGATTTCGAAACTGATAGAAACGTGATAGATATTCAAACGTCTAATACATCAGTTATCTATGCGCTTACTAAAAAGTTGAGAAAAATGATAATTGATGACCTTAAAGAAAAAATAAAGAACACCAACAATATCCAAGAATTTACAGGAAAATATGGTTCAAAGAAAAATGTTATAATCGTATTCAACAACGAATCTATATCAACGGCTGTAAAATCTCTTCTAAATAAATACGATAAAATTTTCCAGAAAAGCGGAGGGCAATTGCAATATTTCACTCTACAACAGCTCATGTTTAATCCTACAAAACATGTGTATGTCCCTACACACACTAAACTTACTGATGAAGAAGTTAAGGAATTTATGAAAGAGTATATGGCGAGAACAAAGATGCATATGCATGTTATTTTGCAAAGTGATCCAATTGCTAAATGGATCGGATTGAAACATGGCGATATCGTGAAAATAAATAGATATAATGAAAATAGCGGGGAATCATTTTCTTATAGGTCTTGTATCTAAAAATATAATATATTATAAAATAATAGAGTATTTAAATAATTAATGTCCTCCGTAATAACTACTGGGGAAGATCAAGATTATAAGACACTACATATAAAACTCAAAAATTTATCTTCGATTATTAAGAAAACAGCAATTTCGTCTTTATATAATAAAGGAGTTGGTAATTCAGATTCAGACAAGGTTAATATTAAAAATTTCTTTGAAGCAGGATTTAATACTATATTTCCTTCTTTTGAAGATACTACTCCAGAGACAAGTTATGATAACGGAAAACAATATGTAATCGCGGGCTCTACACAGACCGCAAGTGATCAAAACTTAGCATATCATAATGTTCAAAATAAAATTTGTAAAAACACCTTAACGAATTGTATAAATTTAAAAATAGACCAAACTACTGCAGACGCGTCAGGTGTTAATAATTCAAATACCATACTGACTGCGTTGTCTTCAGGTAGTAAACAACACCTTCTTTTTTACAATAAATTAACAGATTCCTCAGCAGGAAAAAATAATACACAAAACTTCGACAAAAAGATTTGTAAAAATATATATTATACCATTTTTTTACTTGATGTATATATTAAAATAGTAGAGGCATTAATAAGTAGCAACATAGATGGTATGGGTAATGAAGATATTTGGAATAATAGCTTAATTGAAATTACAGGAGATACATCGGGTAACGTAAAATACAGTGATCCGAAACACGCAGATTATAAAATGCTTTTAGAACATAGATATTTAGTAAAAACGTCAGGTGACGCAGCAACTTTCCGAAATTATAATGATATACATATTTTGTACAATAAATTAAACGATGGAGATGCAGAAAATAAACCTGTTGGAAAATGGGTTACTAACAACGATAAAACTACAGAACCATTGAAAGGCATATACTTATATTTGGGAGATGAATTTAAAGATATTTCTACATATAAATATTTTAATAATAAAGATACTCTCGCAGAAGAAGCAGTAACGTCAAGTATTAAGCCTCAAGAAGTAACTGATCGCAATTATACTTTTATAAGAAATTCAAACAATTTAGCTAATTTTAGCAAAAGCCAAGGTAATAAATACATATACAAGGAGTTTTCTTTTTCCGATGAAGCTTCTGGTGAATTTACGGATACTAAAAAACCTTATCAAAGATACATAAGAATATTCCTTATAATGATCAGAAATATTAAATTTCATAATTTAAAACAGACATTACATTACTTATTAATTTACTTAAAATGTTTAAAATCTACTCTATTAACTTCTATTCGTTCAATTAACATATATTTTAATTTAGTATGGTCTCTTACAAATTGTTTAGCATTGAATTACCCATCTTATAAAGATAATTCTTATAATTTTATTAAATATATTTCATCGAATACCGAAACTTTAACTCCTCAAACCCCGTATAATTCTCTGCCATCTAATTATTTTAAAAATTCCTATGTATATGGAATAAAAGATAAGAGTACTACATCAACGTCCGATTCATTTAAGACAATTCTAAATAATATCGATAATAATATATATAATCACATATATAATTTAAATGTTTCAATACCTCTTACAGTAACAAACTTGGATAAATATGGATATAATAATGATGGCCTATTATATACTAAATTTAGTTATGAAAGTGCTTCGAAAAAAATATCTTATCATTCAACGGATGACTCAGAAAGCCTCCCTATAACTGATACATTTATAAAATTAAAAAACAACAGATCTTTTCCAGATAAATATATATTAATAATTCCTGATAAGAATATTCGCGCATTAATTAGTAGCATCGCAGTAAATAGTATAGATGATAGATTTATAGATATAACTATAAGTAGCACAACAGATTTAGAAGGAGATAATTCTGATTTAGCTTCCTTAACTAATGGCGATCATAATACCTCTGTATATGTGATACCCAAAACCACATTTGATATTGAAAAAAATATATTTAATCTCAAAAATAATATAAATAGAATAGATGAGAATATAAATAGCAATAAAACCAAGATTTTAAACAACTCTTCGCTATATGAATCTCATAAAGCTAAGAATAAATTGCTATACGATCAATTAATTGCTTATCTTGTTATAATTTCATTTGTAACATTTATATTATTAATTGTAAACGTCGCAAATGTTAATATGGCCGAATTAAAGCTTATATCTTTGATGTGTTTCGGCGTTATAGTATTATTGGTATCAGTCTATTATATTATTAATACAATATATATAGACGAGAATTACATAGAAACTTTTGCTGTAGTAAAAAATCAAGATATATTTAGCGATATCTGTAGAGATTGTAAAAATCCCAACGTCGGTGCCGCAGATAATGCGCGAGAAAATAATGATAAATATAAATCTCAAAAGAAAATTAAGGTAGAAAATATATTAAAAAGTAATGCTGCATTGCTAAGCTCTTATATTGATTTAGCTTTGTTATATACAGATTCCCAAACACTATATAATAAAGAGGTTGAAATAGAATCTTTAGAAAAGAATAGACACGACGCTAAAAATTATGCTAACTATGTTCTTGAACACAAAAAGGATGATGCGCATTTAAATATAGATGTTGTAAAATACGAAAATGCTAATTATACGGTATACTTGCGGTCTATAATATTACTCGCTTTAATAATAATAGGATCATATACAATCAATCTATATACTAATAACAATTTTGTTGGTATCATAGCATTAATTGCCGTAATTCTTTTAATAGTATTGTTTACATATTATATAATAAATATCAATAGAACTGTCCGAACTATTTCTTCTAATTACTATTGGGGAAGAGAATTCCCGAAATCCTACGAACGATTTTCTAATTCTAACACCTTAAAAAATAAAAAATAGATTCGTTATTTCATTACTTCGTTACTTCGTTATTTCGTTATTATTTTTTTCATATATTTCATAAAAATACTTATGAATAAATCTATATATTATTTTAATGGCAAAAATTGAAGAGAGCGAGGAGTCTACCGAAGAGTATGACGATAGCGGCGATACTGAGTATATCGTAGAATCCGAAGAAGATACAGAGGATATAGAAGATGCTTCTGAAGATGCTTCTGAAGAAGATACAGAAGATACAGAAGATATAGATGAGATAGCTAAGAAGCTTGTATATGATAACACTATCTATGATGAGTATGGAAGAAAAGTTCATGAAAGCAACGCGAGCAAAGTAAACGAAGTAAACGAAGTAAACGATGTGGGTGTCGTAAATAATATCATAAATAATTATAATAATTTTAATAAATTACAAGATGAATATGATGAAAAAAATGGTAATATGGTATATCTTATTTTGAATCCTAAAAAAAATATTAGAAACATACCTTCGGTAAATCTTAAAAAACATCCTATAAATAAAAAAGTCTATAAATTCTATAACAGATACAATAATGATGAGAAGAAGTATTTTGATATTTTGCCAGAATCTGATAAAATGAATTTAGTAAATATCGAAGAACAGATAAATAGTAGTTCTATTGTTACTGACGTACCTATTCGTTTCAAGATACTTAATTCAAGCATTAATACGCATACAAAAAAAAGTATTGTGAGCAAAATTGAAAATTTCAATAAAATGAGCAGCAATTCTTCAGAATATAACAAAATGAGCTCATGGTTATTATCGTTAAATAATATACCATTTAATAAATTCTATGAGATACCTATTAGTATTACAGACGGTCACGAAAAGATATGTGGTTTTCTAAATAATATCAGAACACTAATGGACGATACAATTTTTGGACACAAAGATGCTAAAGAACAAATAATACGAATTTTAGCCCAACTAATATCTTTTCCCAAAGCATCAGGGTATATTATAGGAATTCAAGGAAGTGCCGGAGTCGGAAAAACTAAACTTATTAAAGAGGGTATTTGTAATGCTCTAAATTACCCAAATGCATTTATATCTCTTAGTGGCACAGACGATTCTTCCTTTCTCAAGGGACATTCTTATACATATGAAGGGTCTTCCTATGGAAAAATATGCGAGACATTGATGAAGACAGGAATTATGAATCCTCTTATATTATTCGACGAATTAGATAAGGTTTCTAATACATACAAAGGTCAAGAAATTATCAATACATTAATTCATATTACAGATCCAGTCCAGAATGATAAATTTAATGATAGGTATTTTGAAGAAATAGATTTTGATATATCGAGATCGATGATTATATTCACATACAACGATGATTCCTTGATCAATCCAATCTTAAGAGACCGAATGATAGTTATAAATGTTAATGGGTACAACATCGAAGAAAAGATAATATTAGCAAGAGATTACATTATACCCGAAATATTAAAGCAGTACAATTTGAATAAAGGGGATATTTTGTTTACAGAGGATTTAATAAAGCATATTATTAATGATATCGAAACAGAGGATGGAGTTCGTAATTTAAAGCGAGCAATTAATGATATAGTTTCGTGGATTAATATGATGTTATATGTTCCCACGGATTCTATTAAAATATCATTGCCGTTCAGTGCTTCTAAAACATTCTATGATACATATTGTAAAAAAAAGAATAATCATCTATCATGTAATAAATTTAATAGTTTGTATTTATAAATTTTTATAGGTATAATAATAGAGCATCGATATATGAGTTTTATAGACCCTGATACTTTCGTATTTTTTGGATGTTGGAATAATATTAATTGCAAATATAAATATTTATATCGTGATATAGTATTGCAAAGTATTAAATCCATTGAAACCGACTCGGATAATGTATTTATTGCCGGAGACAACTGGTATAATTTATTAGTTAATAATAGTGCGGATTTAGAGAATATAATTACAAAGGAAATAAAGGACGGTAAGCCCGTTGAAATAACACATTATTTAACTCCGATATTAATTTCGGGTTACTATACATTATATAATATGAATAAGAATATTTACATATGCGCGGGTAATCACGACGAAGCCGAAGATGAACAGGAAGATGTTGACCCAGAAATAAAGAAGGGCCTCAAAAAGAACTGTATGATTGAAACGCAGAAATATTATTTAAAAAATATCAACGATTCTATAAAGGCAAATCCTATAGATAACAAAAATTACATAGATTATACTGAGGAAGATGTTTTAACATATCCTGCAATTCAATTTATACATAACGATAAACCACCGAGTTTAGAGCAATTGAATCAATTGGCTCAATTGGAAGAAGAGTATACACAAGAATTAGAAAAAAAACATGAAAATACGAATGAAATAAAATTATACTCAGGAGATCATATTGAGATTATCGATAATAAGGAAGCTGCTTATATTGTCGTGATAATAAATACAAATATATTGAGTTTAGAATATATAGATAGAGTAGCCAAGAGAATTGAGAGAAAACTCGGCGAATACGATAACGGTACTACGGGCGCTATGGGCGCTAAAGTTACTAAAGGAAAACCTGCGAAAAAACAGCTATTTGTTATGGGTCACATACCATTATTTAGCGATAAAAAAGACCAGCTTAATAAAAATAAAGAGATGAGCGATGATATATTAGCAGCACTCTATGATATGTTAGTAAAATACAATTCTATATATTTGTGCGCCGATACACATAATTTTAATATTATGAAGATAACTAATACGCAAAATTCCAAAAGTCTTATACAGATAACTTGTGGGACAGGAGGGGCTAAACCAGATATAATTGAAGAGAAAACAGGATTTGATTACTTTTCTAATTCGGTATCAAATTCTAAATTTGTAAATATAGGTAATTATAATATATATTATAACTCAATAAATTCATATGGGTACTGTAAAATATCAAAGCAATCAGATAAGATAGTTGTTGTATATAATAAAATAATAGATGCCTTAAAACAAAAAGAAGAAACACAAGAAATGCATTATTCCAGATACTTTTATATAATAAAAAACAACGATGTATCTTATTATACCGTAAGAGAGAATAGAGAACTGTTTAAAAATATTGAAGAAAACATTGAAAAAATAGCGAATGTTTCAAAATTACACCGCGATATATATTGTGCTGACGATTATATGAATATGAATCATGTTATTAAGAGCGAGAAAAACGCCACAGACAAACAGGTAATCTGTTTCAACAAAGCATATAAGAAGGAAAAGAAAAAAAATAAAAAGAAAGATGCCATATAATCTAAAGATAGAATCTAAAGATATATGAAAAATTATAATATAATATTAATATAAATATGGTGTACGAATATCTTCTGCTATTTCTATTATTTGTAATTTTTATAATATTTATATCGTTGATTATTTATTATATCATATATTATTCGTTTGATAATACTAATGCTAACAGTAACATTTATTACATGTCTGCAGACGAGACTTCTGCGTTTTTAAAAGAAGACAATGACTACTATATATCGGGTTTATCGGCTTATGATTTATATGCGAGAGATACGTCGTCGACTAAAAAATATTTAGCCGATATACAGACGCTTGCTACTTCGTTTACCGATAAAGACATTGAGCTTTTAAATAATTGCACAAGTATAGCAGATGATTTACTACGTAATATAAAGAGCTATAATATAAACGATATTGCATATGCAAAATTTATAAATTTCAAAGAAATTGCAAATATCAAATGGGTTTTTTCTAAAACCGAAAGCGGAGGCAAACTGAGTTATGAAAGCGGATTACCGCATACACGGAAAAACATAATATTTTTATCAGACAAGGTATTGATAAACGATGAGGACGAATTGATTAAAGTATTAATACACGAAAAGATACACATATACCAGCGCAACAATAGTGATTTATTCAAATCTATAATAATCAATATGGGATATATCGAGGTTGCCGAGGATATGATTGCTAATGATTCGGAATTAATAAGAAAAATTAAATATAGACGATCAAACCCAGATATAAACAAGAAACTTTATAAAAACACGGCTACTAATAAAATACTAATATGCTTTTATAAAAGCGATAAGCCGTCGAGTATAAGTGATGTTTCTGGAAATTATTATGATGAACACCCTTATGAAAAAATAGCATACGAACTATCAGAATATATTTATAAAAAAAATAAAATTGAAAAATATAAGAATATATAACAACATATAACAACATATAAGAACATAAAATAATATTTACAGTAAGTATATAAATGGACGAAGTTTTTAAACAAGCTCCTGATGGAATGAATTACGAAGATATTGAAATAATTTTTAATAATAACGATAAGGATGTACTAAAGACACTTATTGAACTATGGAAAATTCAAGAAAAGACTATTAAAAATATATCAGAATCTCAATGTAAGTGGGAAGGTATAAGAGATATATGCGATTCGCACGATAACGAGATGCAAAAAAAAATAAACGAATGTAAAAAGAATCTTGTCGATTAGTCGATTATCGCAATAGATTGTTGATATGGCTTATTTCTGTTTTATAATCTTCTGAAGGAGTTTCTAAGATTATAAGAGGTATCTTTTTTTTCGTTAGATTGTGTATAAAATTATTCATATCATCGAGAGGTATTTGTCCGTCTAACATTACTGAATGACGATCTTTTAAGTCGCCCTTTTTAACTAAGCTATTATTGAGATGAATAGCAATAACATCGCTACTATTTTTTTTAAATAGAATATTATATGCTTCTATCAATTCATAACCCAACGCCCATGTATGTGCAGTATCAAAGCATATTCCTAAATATTTTTGCTGTTCCTTTGAAAAGCCATTATAAAAGTCTATGAAATCATTTAAATCTGTTAGTAACTCAGTACCTTGCCCAGCGGGAGTTTCAATAATTAATTTGGTTTTCATTTTTTTATTTCCCATCTCCTTGACTATATAATCGATAGCTATTTTCATATTTTCTAATCCTTTTTCTGGAGTTGAACCAACATATTTTCCCACATGCAATACAACACCGACGGCACTCATCATATCTGCAATTATTAACTGATTTAATAGCAGTTTAATCCAATAACAATCTTCAAGTAACATGGTTCTCTTGCATTCCATAGCATCCTTTGCTATATTTATAGTATACGGAGCATGTATTATTAGCTTGAACTTTTCTTCCTTTAAATATTTTTGTATAGATGGAGCTATCTTGATATAACTTTCCATATTTGTAATTGTATTGCTTCGCGGATTAGATACGAATATTTGTAAAGCATTTCCCCCGTTATTTTTGATATTATTCATAGTCTCAATAATACCACGATCATCGCGTTTTATATGCGCTCCTACATATATCTGTTTAATCATATTAATATCCTTACTATATTAATATAGTAATATCTTAATAATATAGATGTATTGTTTAATATCAATTTTTATTTTGAAATAAAAAATTATATATTATTAGCATTTGTGCGGTGTTGCGTCACATAGAGCATTACTCTACATCTCGTCTGAATAGTAGTCGCTGTCCTCTTCGGTAATTGCGTCATAGTCGTAATACTCGTCGCTATCATAATTATGCGACATAATTTCTTCGTCATCAATATCTTCATCCAAATAGATAATATCGTTATCATCGTCATTTAATTCTTTCTTTGTTTGAAGATTGTGATAATATTCATATTTTTTATTAATATTAGTATAATGACTGTTGATATCACAATTTTCATTTTCAATTTTTTCACTAAGTTCATAGCTAAGATAATCTCGGCGGGCTCTTGTAAAGAAGCTTTTAGGAGGATCTAATGCTTTATTGAAGGGATCTGTTACACAATTATAATATTCGTTCTCTAAACCTTTTCTATCATAACCTTTATTATCTCCATAAAAATCAATATAGTTACTAATAACAGACTGCATTCTCTTCCTTTTAATATCATCAAGGTCACATTTGCATACCATAAGATACTTTGTATATCCATCGTACAATTCTTTAATATTATAGATTAAAGAGCTCGTGTCCTTTACTGTATTATCAGCGTTTAAAATATTAGCAAAATCAACGAAAGAATAATACTCCATCTCAATAATAATATATATTATTGCGTTATATCAATTTTTATTTTTTAGCAGCATGCTTTAGTCGCTAAATAATTTTGCAAATATTCTATTGATTTGCTCGTTAATTTTGTCGGTATCCACGTTTTGCGAATGTTTATATTCGACATACAAGGTTTTGATAGTTTCTTCGCTATTGCTATCGAGATCATATCTAATAATAATCGATAGTCGATTAGATATCTTATACTCTTTAATAGTATATTCGCAAATATTATCAATATCGTTTGTGCAAGGGAATGTATAGTTGGGTTGCTTATCTTGCTTTGAAGAGATAACCAGAATATTATCTATAATATCCAACTCTTTTTTAATCTTGGTATACACATATTGATTATCATTTGATAATTCATAAGTATATACTCTTTCTTTATTAAAATATGATTTGTATTTTTCAGTACGACTTTTCTTATAGATATTATCGACCATTTTATCTATCCGGTCGCTTATCATAACATTAATAGTGTTTTCTGTCTTGCTATTTATTATGTACAGTTCTATCGTATTAATATTTTCATCTTTTGATATATATTTTCCGATATCTATATGCGTATACATTATTATATAGATATATATATCTATAATGTATATATCATTTTTTTAGGATTTATATATAAAAAATTGATAGAACTATATAAATATATTTTAAGGTAATTATGAATATAGAATATAAACTATATGATTTAAAGGAAGAAATCGAAAAATATTCAAACAAAGATAAGAACATTCCTGATGAACAAACGAACTTATATAATAAACATAAGGTTCGCGAAGATTTTTGTAATCTATTGCAAAATACTCTGCATATTTCTACATTAGAAGCTACTGACTTGGAGATAGGAGTTTTCAATTGCACTATAGACTATTCTATTTCTAACAAGATTCAGTTATCATGGAAATGTCTCTTGTTCATAGATACGTATATTAATATTGCTCGAAGCATCTACTCCAATCTCAAATCAGATAGCTATGTAGGAAATACAGAGCTGTTGAAAAGAATGGTTGAATACAAGGAATTTAACCCGCATATGCTTCCGTATATGCAGAGTCACAATATATTCCCTGAAAGATGGAAAAGTATTATTGATAAAAATAATTTGCGTATTAAAGAGGCCTATGAATTTAATATTGTAGCTATGTCTGATATGATTACTTGCATGAGATGTAAAAGTAAAAAGGTCAGTTATTATGAATTGCAAACGAGGTCAGGAGATGAAGCATCCACTTTATTCATGGAATGTCTAATCTGCGGAAAGAAATGGAAACAGTAGGTCATCAGTTGTAGTACGGTATTATACTCTTTATATATCTATATATCTATATATCTATATATCTATATATCTATATCTATTATGTAGTCGAAGCATTCTGTTAATATATAATAGGCGATTCCTATATATATTTTATTTTCGTCGTTATCTACCAGTTCAATGATATTATTGTAATATCTTTTATTTAATATATAGTGCTGTATGGCACTCTGAATTCCGTAATTATATATAATATCTTCAATATTATTTTTTTCATATATTGGAAGCAGAATATGGTCTAATATATATTTGTTAGTATTATTAATTAAATATATTCTATCTTCATGCTTAATATCTTTGATTTTGCTATAGATACATTCGGCTATTAAGTTATTAGAGTCTTTTAATATTATTTTATACTTATGCGGCATTATATTAATAATATATTTGCTCTTTTTTTTATATAAAAAATATAAAAATTGATTAGGGTCTTATGATTATATAGTATCCGATATCCGAAATCTTAGAATGTCTGCTTCTACTACCGATAATGCCCCCGTCTTCAAAAATGTCGTAGATTCGATTCCAGTCACGTATTCTACTAATTACACTAATGTAAGTTGTACTGTTAGCATCGGTAAAGGAAAGGATGTGGCTATCTATGCAAACAAGCAAGACCGCACAAACTTTACGGAAAAATACCCGATCGAAGTATTCCAATTGGGAGATAAGGAAGGGTATGTTGTTGTTGCCGAGGAAGGCCCTATTGTATTTCGAATTGAAAATCCGGATATTTATAAAAAGGGAGCTGTGGATGAAGAATTCAGTTTGGGATTTGCAATTGATACAGTAGAACCTGTGTATAGCTTGGAATCACAATACAATCCCGAGAATTATAAGAGGGATGGTGTAGTCTGCGCAATCCCTATTTCAAAAACAAATGAATATTGCAAGTATGACTATGATCAGAACTTGAAAGCAAGTTTTCAACTAACTACTTCAAAGGTAATTGCCCCTTCTTATGAATTGACTGAAGAAGATATTAGGCTTGGTATGGAAAAAACATCAAGTGCTACCGGTGTATTCTATCTGACCTTTATGGTTCTTAGTAGGAAGAAGCCTCCTGTATCTACTTATAATTCATACGATAGCGATGATGAAGTTGTAACTCGCAGTGCTACACGCAGTGCTACACGCAGTGCTACGCGCAGTGCTACAGGCGGAGCTTCTCGAGGTATTACAAGAGGTATGCAAGCAGAACCTTCTAATAATATGCAACGCGTCGAAAGTACAGCAGCAAGAGTAGGATATGGTAATGCTGCTTATTCAGCTTCTGTAAATACCGACTTTAAATATGCAGAAAATACTGTTAGATATGTTCTTCCGATCCGTGTAAGAATTAGGAAGGATTCTGAATTGAGCAATATCAATTGCTCAAAAACTCTCGATGGAGCAACGTATAATCATAAACTCATGCAAACGGCTGCTATTCCTTATTACGATTAACACCCGAGATAGCTGCGCATAGCTGCGTGATGTAGAGTATATAGTGTATAGTATATAGTATATAGTATATATTATTTTTTACTTTTTTTTTCATCTACGGTGTCTATTGATATCAATATAATGGATATACAGCCGAGCATTATACCAATGATGCTTCGGTATGATAGTTTAATATTTTTTTCATAATAGATAACAAATAATAATATAAATATTATTTCGAGAGCTACAAATACCCTAAAGTATGCTGGATTTGGACATGTTTTTATGATATAATATCCGAGTAGTATTACAAAAAATAGTACTATAGAATAGAGGTAATACTTTGGTTTACTAATTTCTCCAGAAATATAATTTATTTTGTTAAATGATAATATATATAATATACTCAATATTCCCACAATTATGTTTGTTATGATAGGAAATACATTGCTCGGAGTATCATCATAACGCAAAAATAAAATTAATCCTGCAACTATTATGCTATGTATTACTGATAAATATATCCATTCCATTATCTGTATATTTGTATATCTATATATAATACGCATTTATAATTCTAATTCTAATTCTAATTCTAATTCTAATTCTAATTCAACCATTTTTCCAAAAGTCTTCTGCAGTAATAAATAGCATCCCCATTCTATTCGCAGTAGTTTCATCTGTCTTTCTATCTCCTACGAAGATGCATTTCGAGGGATTTAATTTTAGAGTTTCTACAAAGTTGATCACTTGGCCTACCTGAGGTTTTCTACAATAACAACTTAATGGAAAGGCGCTATGTGGACAATAAGAAATAGCAAACTCTTTTTCAGTCAACCCTAACATTTCACGAGTCTTATTCATACATTCGATGACCTGATTTTCGCTAACAACTCCCTTTGAAATACCCGACTGATTACTTATTCCAAGTAGTTTATATTTATTTTTTTGAAGAGCTTTTAATTTTTTCCTCTGTTCTTCCAGAGGTATAAATTTTATTGGTTCTACTTCTTCTGGAATTATAGGATATTTATGCTTAAGATGTTCCGTATGTCGCAAAGTTCCGTCTATATCGAAAAATACCGCCTTATTTCTGTATCTTCTACCATCCCATTTAACAGATGGGGCCTGTATAGTTATTACTTTTTCAAATCCCTCATCTATTTTCGGAATCTCTATTTTTTTTCGCATAGAGAACAAGGTAGCTGGCGGAAATACATTAGGGTCTTTGTGAGCCTCTGTATTTTTCTCGGCTTTTCCAGTCATATACAACTGCTTATATCTATCAAACATCCTATGTAATGTTTTTACCTGACTATCTTCAATAGTATTTGCAATATAATGAGCTTCTATGGGAACATTTACACTATGAGCCAATTTAATAAAAGGTTTTCTTGTATCTGCTGTAATATTTGTATTATCAATAATTATTGTATAATTATTTTTAGATTCTAAAAGTTCCTTCAATTTCGGTAAAATATCCGCAATTGCACCACCTAACGTATCGCGCGATAATATAATGCCGTTTTTAGAATATTTCTTTAACAATTTTTTAGAATATGTAGATTTACCAGATGCAGGGAATCCTACAATAACTATGATCCTCTTTCCTTTCGCGCAGTTTTTATTCTGGACTTTACAATCCATAATAATAATTAGAATTTATCTTACTATAAATAATCATTTTTTATATTCTATATTCTGTAATACTTGTAAACAGTGTAATAGTATAATAGTATATAGTATAACATTATACTATGTAAAAGAGACAAAGTTATCCATTCTATTGTAGATAAAAATATACCACCTCCCATTATTGCAATCAATTCTACATATATATATTATATAAAATGGATATATAGATAAAATATTGCAAAATTTAATAAATAGAAGATTTCATATGCAAATATGGTATCATTACATTCTTTTACCAGAAGAGCAAATAATATTATCTGAATGAATAAGAGAAATAATAAAATATAGCACATTTTATTGCAGCATATTACAGACATAAAAAGTAGTATAGATAGAAATGCGATACAAGAAAATATATAGTGAAGTGTATGCCCTTCATTGAAATATATTAGACCATATATGGAGAGTAATAATATACTTATTGTTATTAGAGAATATATATTGTCTCTTTTGCGTTCATATAGTATTATTGCTATACCCATTAATAACATAAAAAACAATATTATATATTTTGCCTTTTTCGTTTGATATTATACTCGAGATACTGTTGTTATTATTGTAATAAACAGATATGTAAATAATAGGAAATAGATATATAATAACTGCAGTAAGCAACAATATATTTTTATTGACCATTTATACTATAATAATAATTATAATAATTGTTGATTTAAGATTATTATATTTATTATTAAATATAAGGCGAATATAATGACTACAATTTATAATCCTATATTTATAAAAAACTACAATATTTATGATATATTCTATAATGATAGA